ATCCCAAAGGCAATGACCGTGGTCAGGCGACCGAGCAATCGAGCTATGATGTTTTCCGGTCGCATGGCATGCCGGTGACGCCGGCCCCGGTCAAGCAGAACGATATTGCGACACGAACCGAGGCGGTGGCCTACATCCTCAACGATAATCCGCGCGGCCACAACCGCCTGGTTATTTCGCCGCTGTGCCGAACCTTGATTGTCGGCATGGCCGGGCGCTACCACCTGGTGCGCGAGGACGACGGTGAGCTGCGCCCGAAGAAGGACAAATACTCGAACCTGTGCGATGCGCTGCAATATCTGTGTCTAGGATTGGGCGAGGGCCGCCGCATGGTCGGCTTGCGCCCGATCGGCACCATCACGCCGGCGCAGATCCGACTGGGCCGCAAGACCATGCGACGGGTGTTTGCATGAGTGAGCTATCCGAACTTCTCGATGAGTTTCCAGAACGCCGGGGCGGTCGTCGGGTGAAAATTTATGCAACCAAGCGTGAAAAACGCGCCGCCAATAATGCGCGCCATAAGCATAGGATGTTGACAGATCCACAATATAGGGCTCGCATATTAGCGGCAGCAAGACTGCGCCAAAACAGATACCTCAAGAGACATCCGCGCGACATTTGGGCTGTGAAAGTTGCGCGTTATTTGGCCGCTTGGGGAGGATAATGACCAAGGACACGCGAGAAATGTTCGAGCGCCTGATCGGCATTCTCGAGCGCATCGTCGAGGAACTCGACCGGTTGAAGGCGAAAGATGAAAAAGTCGAAGACCGATCCCGATGAGCTGCTTGATTATGAGACGACCCTCACCCAAAATTTTACGACCATTGCCTAAACTTCGGTTTCCACGCTGGCCACCTTTGTGCATTGTCAAACCCGAACCGAAATTAATTCGAAGCAGTGGCATGAATACGCTAATCGAAATTGGTAAGCTCAAGGCTGAGCTTGCCAGCATGTAGACCTGTCAGATGGACACCCAGATCCTCCCCGAAGGTTTCGAGCCGAGTTACTGGAACGTAGTGTTTCATCCGAGTAAATCGCGGCTGGCGCGCTTACTGCTCGGTTGCTTCGATCACGTCTCGGCGTTTGCCTATGTGCCGGGCTTTCGCGTTTGGGTGATCTATGATTGCCAATGGGGCGGCATGCGCATTGCGTTCATTCCGCGCATCAATGTCTTGATCGCCTACACCAGCGGCTGCGCGGTGGTGAAGTTCGATCGCCGCTATCAACCGTTCGCGTTGAGCTCGCGCTTTGGTTTTTATTGCGTGCCGGCGATCAAGCAATTGCTCGGTTTGTCGTGCGTTGCCGCCACTCCCGATGGGCTCTATCGCCATCTGATTGCCAATGGTGGAGAGCTCATCAATGGTCAGCGTGTCGACACCCCCGCCGCCGCCGCCGGATCCGATGTTGCAGACCGAGCAGCAGCAGGCGCAGGCTAACCTCGTCACCTCGTTGCAGAAGGAAACCCAGGGCGACATGGCGAGCTTAATGGCGCGCTATGGTTCGCAACTGGCGCTCGCCCGCGGCCAGGCCGGTGCCTTTGGCACCCCGATGGCACCGGCGGCCAAGGGTTAGCGCATGGCGACCAACGGCCACGCCAATCAACACCCGGCGACCACCAATGCCGCGCAGGCCGGCGGTGCGGTCAATACCGGCGAAACCAGGACGCTCGAGCAGCAGGCCATCAGCCGCCTGGCCGCCTGCCGCACCTGGAAAAGCTACATCGAGCTCGACATCAAGGAGTGCTATTTCTTCACCGCGCCGAACCGGCAACGGCAGATCTCGTCAATGGTGATGCCGAGCCAGGCCCGCATGCTCGACGCGCCCGAGCTCAACACCGACCAGGCGTTCATTCTCACCCAGGATTTCATTACCCAGATCATCAACGCCTACATGCCGGAGGCCGAGCCGTGGTGCGAGCGCACTCGCGGCATGTTCGTCGCGCCGATGGTGTGGGACAAAATCAAGGACCGCGTGCGCGCCGACGATAAATTGATTTTTGATGCCATCCGCGCCTCAAACTTTTATCCCGAAATCGCCAAGGCGTTTAATCCCGATCTGGCGATCTGTTGCGCCGGCGTGTGGATCGATCGGCCACATCCGTCAATGCCGATCACCTGCTCGGCGGTGCCGATCCGCGAGCTCGAGATCGATCTCGGGCCCTACGGCGAGATCGATACCAGGTTCGCGGTGCGCTACACCCGCAACCATTACGTGCGGGCGCTGGTCGGCGAGGAAATCTGGGACAAGATGGAGGACGAGCTCAAGCGCAAGGCCGACAACTCGCCGTCGGATCGCACTCAGGTCATTTGGGGTTTCTGGCGCGATTGGGACGACAAATCGGACGAGTGCTGGCAGCATGTCGTATTGTTTCATAATCGGCTCATTCATGACGCCGTGCTCAAGGGCGAAGGCGCCTGCCCGCTGATTGTCACCCGGTTTAATCCGACCGCCGATTGGCCGCATGCGCACGGCCCGATGTATCAAGGACTACCGACATTCCGGCAGATCGACGAACTCGAGCAGATGCGCATCGAGCACGCCACGTTGAGTTTCAAGCCGCCAATTACTTACCCCGACGACAGTTTTGCCGCGGTCGAGACCGGCGTCGAGGAAGGCATGGCCTATCCGATCCGGCCCGGCTCGGAGGGCGCGGTCAAGCCGATCTACACGCCGCCGTCGCCGCAAGTCGCCAATTATCAATACGAGGAAAAACTCAAGGATCTGCGCAAACTGTTCTTTGTCGATCATCCCGAGCAGACCGGCGATACCCCGCCGACCGCAACGCAATGGATGGACGAGCTCGCCCGTGCGCAACGCCGGCTCGGCACGCCAGGTATGTCATTCTGGCGCGAGGGGCCGGCGGCCTTTTTCCTGCGCTACAAGCATTTGTTGGAGCTCGCCGGCGTCATTGCGCCGCTCAAGGTCGACGGCCGTGCGGTGGCGACATTGCCGCGCAACCCCGCGCAGGCCGCCGCCGAGCAGCAGGACATCGTCAAGACCATGCAGCTCGCCACCTACCTGGCGCAGACCTTTCCCGAGGAATTCAAGATGTATATCGACGGCGCCGCCACCATGAAGAACCTGATCGACAAGGCGCGCGTCGTTTTGATCAAACTGCGCGACCCGGCCAAGGTGCAGCAGACCGTCGAGCAGATGTCGAAGATCCTGCAACCGCGGCCGGTTGCCGGCGCACCTGGCGGCCCGCCGATGATTGGGCCGGCGGCTTAAAACCAATGATCGAGAGCAAAGATATTGCCGAAGCCTGGGACCGCATCGCGCGCACTGCCGACGGTTTGCTGGTCTATCGCCATCTGCAACGCATTGTCATGGGCACCGCGGGGCCTGACGACGGTGCGTTGCCGCGCTTGGAGGGCCGCCGCAGATTGGCCGCTGATCTAATGGCCTACATGGCCGAGGGCATTTCCGAGAATGGCCGAGCAGCCTGCGTCACCTTCGCCGTCGCCAAGCCCATTGCCGTCACCGGCACCCGCGGCGCCGGCCGTCGCGTCACCACCGACACCTTCGTCGCCGGTTATAACACCGCCGATTACCCCGGCAGTTCAGGCAACGGCACCGGCGGCGCCGGCTGAACGTCCGGCCTGGTTGCCGCAAACCTTCGCCGACCCGACCGCGTTCCGCGCCGATTACGATCGGCTGGTCGCGTTTGAGACTGGCGACAAAGTCCGTCGCTCGACGCTGCCGCCATCGCCCAACGACTACAAGGCCGAGTTGCCGGCTGACTTCAAAGTGCCGGACGGCATGAAATATGAATTCAAGCCTGATGATCCGTTGTTGTACCAGGCGCGCCAGCTCTTTCACGACATCGATCAGGGCAAAATTTCCGGGCAGGATGCTTTTAGCAAGGCGCTCGGTTTGTTTGCGGCCGGTCAAGTATCCAGCGCCCAACAAATTCAAAACGGGCAAAACGCCGAAATCGCCAAGCTCGGCGCCAACGGTCCGACCCGCGTCGCCGCGCTGCGTACATTTTGGCGCGCTTATCTCGGCGAGGCCGCCGGCGAACGGCGCTTCGCGCGGGTGTGGACCGCGCAAGACGTGATCGATGCCGAGATGGAAGTGAGCAAGATCACCTCGCAAGGCGCCGCTTTGTTCCGCGGCAGCGGCCGCGAGCCGCCGCAACAAGCCGGCCGAGTGTCTGATGAACAATTTGCCCGGATGAATGACCGCGATCGGCTCGATTACACGCGGCAATTCAAGCAATCGGAAATGCCGCCTTGGCGCGATCCGCGTGGATGAAAGGAACTGAGCTATGGCCGTAAGCAACCTGATCACACTGCCGGAATACGCGAAGGGTTTTTCTAATGAAGATATCCGACGCA